AGCTTCTGATGACCGCCTTCGCCGCCGCCCTCGACGCGCTCTTTGCCGACGCGCATCTCGCGCGCGACGTCGTCTACACCGCCGAGGGCGGCGCACCGTCGCTGGTCCGCGCCATCCTGCGCCGGCCCGACGACGTCACCGGCTTCGGCGAGGCGCGAATCTGGTCGGAGACCACCCGGCTGGATTTGCGCCTTGCCGAGGTGGCGAACCCCCGCCCCGGTGACCGCATCGAGATCGACGATGACGCCTTCCTCATCCAGGGCGAGCCTGTCCGCGACCGCGAGCGCCTCGTCTGGACCGTGGACCTGCGCCCGGCCTGACGGCGATGAAGCTGAAGCTAGACATCACCCCGGACCTCGTCGCCGCCATGGCCGCCGAAGTGAAGGCCGGCGAGAAGGCCGTCACCGCCGCAATGCGCGAGGCCGGGACCGGATTGAAGACCGCCTGGCGCGGCCAGATCACCGGCGCGGGGCTCGGCCGGCGGCTGGCGAACTCGATCCGGAGCCAGACCTACCCGAAGGCCGGCGAGAGCCTGAACGCCGCGGCGCTCGTCTGGTCCAAGGCCCCGGTCATTATCGGCGCCCACGACACCGGACCGCTGATCCGCTCGAAGGACGGGTTCTGGCTCGCGATCCCGACCGAGGCAGCCGGCCGTGGCCTCCGAGGCGCCAAGCTCACCCCCGGCGAATGGGAACGCCGTCGGGGCCTGCGTCTCCGCTTCGTCTACCGCCGCCGCGGCCCGAGCCTGCTCGTCGCCGACCGGGCCCGCATCAACACCCGCGGCCAGGCGGTGGCGTCGCGCGCGAAGACCGGCCGCAACCAGGTCACAGCGCCGATCTTCCTGCTGGTGCCTCAGGTCAAGCTGCCGAAGCGGCTGGATCTCGACCGGGACGCGGAGCGGGCGCATGACCGCGTGTCGGGGCTGATCGTGGCGAACTGGATCGAAGAAAAGCTATAGGCGCTGCCTATCGCCGTCGACGCCCCAAAGGTGCATCGGTTTAGCGGCGACCGAGCTTGCCGAATTCGCTGTCGAGCAGCGATCGGATCTTCCGTGCGCCACCGCGCAGGGCAGCGTCGACAGTCGCGTCGTGATGGGTGACCGTCTGCGGCTGCATCCCCTCTGGCCGCGCCTCGATAGTGCAGCGGATGTCGTCGGTGCCGCCCTTGGCGGCGTTCACATCCGCAAGGTGCACCTCGATACGCGACAGCCGGTCCGTCAGATGTCCAAGCGCCGACGCGACCGTCTGCTCGGCCACCTCGGCGAGGCGGTCGTCGCCTTGGATGTTGCCGTCTGTATTCAGCTGGAACTGCATGTCGGTTCTCCTGTGTGTCCTGTCACCTAACATGAAAAACCATGAAGATGGCTGATCGAGCGCAAGTTCATCTGCGCGATCAGTAGGAACGCTTGCGCGTCGATAGCGCGGGCGAGGAGTCGAAGCCACCCACAATGCCCACCCTTCGCGAAACCATCCTCGCCGCGCTGCACGCGCGGCTCTCGGCGCTGCCTGCCACCGCCCTGCGCGGTGAGGTGCTGCCCGAGCGCGTCCCGGCCGAGGGGTTGCTGATCCTGCGCGATGGCGAGCCGGGGGAGCCGGAGGTCACGCTGTCGCCACTCGCCTATCACTACCAGCACCGGGCCGAAATCGAGGCGGTCGTGCAAGGCGCCGACCGTGACAGCGCCTTCGATACGTTGACGACCAGCATCGGCGCGGCGCTCGCCGCCGAACGGACACTGGGCGGGCTCTGCGACTGGGTCGAGGCTGAAGCGCCGCGGGTAGTGGACCTGCCAGTCGAGGGTGCCGCGAGCCTCAAGGCGGCGGTGATCCCCGTTTTGCTTCACTACTCCACGGCCGACCCTCTGGCCTGACCCAACCGACAACAGGAGACGAACATGGCACGAGCCCAGGGGGCGCGGGCGCAGATGGCGCTTGCGTTCGAGACCGTCTATGGCACGCCGCCCGTGAGCGGCTTCACCCGCATGCCCTTCGCCAGCACCTCGCTCGGCGCAGAGCAGCCTCTGCTGAACTCGGAGCTTCTCGGCTACGGCCGCGATCCGCTGGCGCCGATCAAGGATGCGGTCACGGCCGATGGCGACGTGGTGGTGCCGCTCGACGCCGAGGCCTTCGGCTTCTGGCTGAAGGCCGCCTTCGGCGCGCCGACGACGACGGGCGTGGAAGCGCCATACACCCACGAGTTCCAGTCTGGGTCCTGGACGCTGCCCAGCATGTCGATTGAGACCGGCATGCCGGAGGTACCGCGCTATGCGATGTATTCCGGCTGCGTGCTCGACCAGATCACCTGGCAGATGCAGCGCTCGGGGCTGCTGACCGCCACGGCGCGGCTGGTGGCGCAGGGCGAAACGGTCGGCACCACGACCAGCGCCGGTACGCCCTCCGCGTTGGAACTGAAGCGCTTCGGCCACTTCAACGGGGCGATCACGCGGAACGGGACCGCGCTTGGCAACGTAGTCTCGGCCGAGATCACCTATGCCAACAACCTCGACCGGATCGAGACGATCCGCTCGGACGGGCGCATCGACGGGGCCGACCCGTCCATCGCGGCGCTGACCGGCCGGATCGAGGTGCGCTTCGCCGACCAGACGCTGGTGACGCAGGCGATCAACGGCGAGGCCTGCGAGATGGAGTTCGCCTACGTCCTGCCGTCCGGCGAGAGCTTCACCTTCACCGTGCACGCCGTCTACCTGCCGCGCCCGCGCATCGAGATTTCCGGGCCGCAGGGCGTGCAGGCGACCTTCGACTGGCAGGCGGCGCGCGACAGCGTGGTCGGCCGGATGTGCACCGCAACCCTGATCAACGACATCGAGGTGTATTGAGAATGCTGACGCTCGACCTGACCAACGCACCGCGCTGGCACGACCTCGCGCCCGGCGTGCGGGTGCAATTGCGACCGCTGACCACAGCGCTGATGGTGGCGACACGCAGCGACCCGGCCGTCGAGGCCGTGCCCGAGGGCGCCTCGGACGAGGAACGCGCGGTCGCCTTCGCCAAGGCGCTGGCGCGGCGGGCGGTGCTCGCCTGGGACGGCATCGGCGATGCCGACGGCAACCCCATCGATCCGAGCCCCGAGGCCATCGACGCGCTGCTCGACATCTGGCCAATCTTCGAGGCCTTCCAGATGACCTATGTCTCAAAGGGCCTGCTGCTGGAGCAGGAAAAAAACGCCTCCGCGCTCTCGCCGAATGGTCCTTCGGCGGGGGCGAGCGCTACTGCGACGCCTGCCAAACGGCGTGCGATGACTGCCCGGCGCGGCTGAACCGGCCGCTGACCTATGAGGGCTGGCAGGTCTGGGATCTGGTCGGCCGCCTCGGCGGACAGCTGCGGGTGCTGCCCGGCGCAGTCGTCGGCTGGGACCTGACAGCGGCGCTCGCGCTTGGCGATTCTCTTGGGGTGCCGCCACTCGCCACGGCCGAACTGCTGCCCGTCATCGAGGCAGTGATGGTCGCCCAACTCAACGAACAGATGGAACGTCCCGATGGCTGAAAAGCGTGTGTCCGTCCGCCTCGCTGCGGTCGGTGGACGGCAGGTGCGCGCCGAGCTGGAAGGCGTGGGCGAGGCCGGGTCGCGCGGCTTCGGACGGCTCAGCCGCGAAATGGAGGCGGCGAATACCCGGCTCGCCGGTTTCGCGCGCCGAGTGCGGGTTGCGGCTGCAGCTGCGGTCGCTGCCGCCACGGCCGCAGGCGTTGCCATGGTTCGCTCAGGCCTGCAGACCGTCGACGCACAGGCCAAGCTGGCGCAGTCCCTCGGCACCACCGTCGCCTCGATCCAGACCCTCGAGCGCGCGGGCGAGCTTGCGGGCGTGTCGATGTCCGGCATCGAGCAGGCGACCAAGGATCTGACGCGTCGGCTCAGCCAGGCGGCCGCCGGCAGCGGCCCCGCGGTGCAGGCGCTCGAGCGGCTGGGGCTCTCGGCGTCCGACCTGTTAACCCTGCCGCTCGACGAACGCGTCGGCGCGATCAACGCCGCCATCGAGGATTTCGTGCCCGCCGCCGAGCGCGCCGCTGTCGCGGGCCAACTCTTCGGCGAGGAAGGCTCCATCGCGATGAGCCGGATCGACACCGCGACGCTGCGCCAGGCGACGGAGGACGTGCTCGCCTTCGGGGTCGTCGTCTCCGAGCAGGATGCCGACCAGATCGAACGCACGAACGACGCGATCTCCCGCCTCGGACTGATCTGGCGCGGGCTGTCGAACCAGCTGGCGGTCGCCGCTGCTCCGGCGCTGGAGGCCGTCGCCAACGCGATGGCGGCGGTCGCCAGCCGCACCGGCCCGCTCGGTATCGCGATCCGAGATCTCTTCGACAACATCGGCCGCCTGACCACCTACGCCGCCACCTTCGCGGCCTTCCTCGCGGGCCGATGGGTCGCCGGGATGGCCGCTGCTGCGCTCTCCGTCCGGGGCCTCGCCACCGCGCTCGTCGTGCTGCGGGGCGCGCTGATCCGCACCGGCATCGGCGCGCTGATCGTCGGCGCGGGCGAGCTCGTCTACCAGTTCACACGCCTCGTCTCCGGCGCGGGCGGCTTCGGCGAGGCGATGTCGCTCCTGAAGGACCTCGTAGTCGAGGTCTGGGAGCGGATCCGCATGGGTGCGGCTGCGGCGGGTGCGGCCGCCACGGCGATGTTCTTCGACCTGAAGGCCGATGCCGCCTCCGGAATGCAGAGCGCCATCGAGAGCGTCGTGGGTTTCGGCAACACCGCCGCGAACACCTTCGAAGGCGCCTACGAGGCGATCAAGGCGATCTGGGGCCTGCTGCCCGCCGCCATCGGCGATCTGGCGTTCCAGGCGGCGAACAGCCTGGTCGACGGCGTCGAGGCGATGCTGAACGGCGTGGTCTCGCGCATCAACGGCTTCATCGGCGGGATCAACCAGGGGCTCGAAGCCCTCGGATCGGAGCGGCGCATCTCGCTGATGCCCGACCTCGACCTCGGCGAGATCGAGAACCGCTTCGAGGGTGCGGCCAGTGCCGCCACGACAGCTGCGCAGGCGGCGTTCGACCGGGCCTTCGAGGACAACCCGCTCACCGCGCCCGATCTCGGCCTGACAGACGCGGCAAACCGGGCGCTCGAGTCCGCCAACCTCTATCGGGGCGCGGCGCGCGATCTGGCTGAGGGGGCGCGGGCCCCGCTGGAAAGCTGGCAGGCGCTGCGCGATGCCGTGCGCGGCACCGACGAGGCGAGCGCGGATGCGCTGACCGAGGCCACAGGCGCGGCGGAGCGGCTGGAGACGGCGCTCGGCGATGCCGGGCGCGCCGCAACAGGTGCAGGCGCGGCGGCCGGAGCCGCCGCCGCTGCCGCGGAGCCCGCGACCGAGGCCGCCGTCACCGGGTGGCAGGCGGTCACCGCCGCTCTGTCCGATTACGCCAGCAAGGCGCGCGAGATTGGCGGCGATATCGGCCAGAGCCTCGTCGGCGCCTTTCAGTCGGCGGAGAACGCGGTCGGCGAGTTCGTGAAGACCGGCAAGCTGAACTTCCGCGACCTCGTCACCTCGCTGCTGGCCGATCTCGCGCAGCTCGCGGCGCGGCGCTTCATCCTCGGGCCGATCGCAAGCGCGCTCTCCGGCGTGTTCTCCGGTGCGGGCGGCATCTTCGCCAACGTCCTGCATGCGGGCGGCATCGTCGGGTCCGCCGGCCCCCCACGGATGGTCCCAGCCATGGCCTTCGCCGCCGCGCCGCGGATGCATTCCGGCGGCATGGCCGGGCTTCGCCACGACGAGGTGCCCGCGATCCTGCAGCGGGGCGAGCGCGTGCTGTCCCGGCGTGAGGCGCAGAGCTACGGCGCAGGCGGCGGGGTCAACGTCACGATCATGGCCCGCGACGCCGAGAGTTTCCGGCAGTCCCGCACGCAAGTCGCGGCCGACATCGCCCGCGCCGTGTCGCTTGGGCGGAGGGGCATGTGATGGCGTTCCACGAGGTCCGGTTTCCCGACAACATCAGCCGGGGCGCGCGGGGCGGGCCGGAGCGGCGCACCCAGATCGTCGAACTCGCCTCGGGTGACGAGGAGCGCAACGCCAGCTGGGCCAACTCGCGCCGCCGCTACGATGTCGCCTACGGCATCCGCCGCGCCGACGATCTCGCCGCCGTCGTCGCCTTCTTCGAGGCGCGGAACGGGCGGCTGTACGGCTTCCGCTTCAAGGACTGGGCGGATCACAAGTCCTGCCCGCCGTCGCAGACACCGGGGCCGACCGACCAGGCGATCGGCACCGGCGATGACACGACAACCGCCTTCCAGCTGGTGAAGCGCTACGCCTCGGGCAGCCAGATATGGGTGCGGACGATCACCAAGCCCGTCGCTGGCACGGTGCGCGTCGCCCTCAATGGCGCGGAGCAGGTCAGCGGCTGGTCCGTCGACACGACCACCGGCGTCGTGACCTTCGACAGCGCGCCCGCGGCAGGTGTCGCCATCACCGCGGGCTTCGCCTTCGACGTGCCAGTCCGCTTCGACACCGACGCGCTCGACGTGACGCTCGACCTCGAGCGGCTCGGCTCGATCACCTCCATCCCGCTTCTGGAGATCCGGAGATGAACGACACCGGCAGCTTTGTCGCCGCCGTGCTGCGCGAGCTCGCGGCATCGACCGCTGTGATCCTCGCCGCCTGGGGCGCGCTCGGCGGTGCGACGAACGCGCTGACCACGAAGATGCGCCTGCGCGATGCGCTCCGGCACATCCTGCTCGGCGGCCTGATCGCCGCCGGGATGGGCAGCCTCTCCATGGCCGTGATCACCGCCTCGCTCAGCCTGCCGCCCGAGGCGATCCCGGCGGGCGGGGCGGCGGGGTCTGCCGCCTATCTCGTAGGGGTCTTCGGACCGGCCTTCATCGAGATGCTGCTCGCCCGCCTCCGCCGCGCCAAGCAGGGCGACAGCGATCGATGAACTTCTCCGCCTCGCGCGCTCCCTCCGCTGCGACCCGGCCGACGCCGTGCAGGCCTTTCGCCACCGCTTGGCGGTAGGCCTTGCCGTCGCGGCGCTGATCCTGATCCTCTCGCTACTCCGGTAATCCCATGCACATGACCGAGCGGGGCCTGCTGGCCCTCGTCCGGCACGAAGGACTCGTGCCCGGACCCTATCTCGATGTGAAACAGGTCTGGACCTTTGGCATCGGCCACACGGCCGCGGCCGGGCCGCCCGATCCGGCCAGCATGCCGCGAGGCATGCCCGCTGATCTGGACGCCGGGATCCGCGAGGCGTTTCGGGTCTTCCGCGCCGACCTCGCGCGCTACGAGGCCGCCGTCCTGCGCACCGTGAAGGTTCCGCTGGCGCCGCACGAGTTCGATGCCCTGGTCTCGTTCCACTACAATACTGGAGGCATCGCCAAGGCCGCGCTGACCCGGCACCTCAATGCCGGCAATCGCGTTGCGGCCGCCGACGCGTTTCTGAACTGGCGCCGCCCGGCCGCGATCATCCCGCGCCGGGAGGCCGAGCGCGATCTGTTCCGGCATGGCCGCTATCCTGGCGGCACGATCCCGGTCTGGTCCGTGGATCGAGCGGGCCGCGTGGACTTCTCCCGGCCGATCCGCCGTCTGACCGAAGACGAGGCTCTGGCATTGGCTCAAGGGCCGTCGCCGACGCCTCCAGTCCTCAAGCCTGCACCCGACACGCCGACCGGCTGGCTCGCCCGACTGGTCGCCTTCTTCTCCACCCTGATCCGGAGGGCCTGACTGATGCGCTACGTCCGACCCAACTCGCTCACGTGGTGGGCGGGACTTCTCGCCATGCTCACCGGCATCACCTCTCTCGCGCTTCCCGCCACAGGTTCGCTCGGCGAGCTGTCCCGGCTCGTCGCGCTGCTCGCCGGCTCGGGCGACGCCTCGCCCGCAGGGCTCATGTTTCTCGGGCTCGGCTTGATCGGCCTGCGCGACCGGATCGAGCGCGGGTTCCGCGGCGATGCTTGAGTTCCTCACGGGTCTGGTCGTGGGCGGCTGCCTCGGCGTCTTCGTCGCCGCCCTCTGCGTCGCCGCCGCACGCGGGGAGCGGGACGATGGCTGATCTCCTGATCTGGCTGGTCGCGGCTCTGGGCGCCGTCGGGGGTGTCATCCTCGGCCGGGTCTGGGGGCGCGTCGAAGGGAAGCGCGAAAGCAAACGGGAGGCGGAACGCGATGCGATGGAAGACAAGAACGAGCGCGTCGAGAGGGGTCGCGACGCGGTGCGCGACGGCCGCGGTTCTGGCGATCCTGTTGACCGGCTGCGCCGCAACGATGGGCGGTGGTGACGCGGGCTGCGCCTCTTACGCCGAGGCGCGGCTCGCCCGGCCTCCTGCCGAGACTGTCGCAGAGGTGCCACCGGACTGGGCGGACTGGATCGCCGATCTCGACGACCGCATGATGGGAACCTGCCAATGAAATCCCTCTCACCGGCGTTGCAGGCCCATCTCGACGAGGGCACGACGACACTTGCCTGGTGCTGGCGGATCACGCGAGCCGACGGGATGACCTTCGGTTTCACCGACCACGACCGGACGCTCGCCTTCGACGGCACCGACTTTGAGCCGGAGAGCGGTCTGACCGCGTCCGAGGTTCGCTCGGGCTCGGACCTGTCGGTCGATGCGCAGGACGCCGAGGGCGTGCTGACCTCGGACCGTATTACCGAGACCGACATCCTCGATGGCCGCTGGGACAACGCGGCGGTCGAGGTCTGGCGCGTGAACTGGGCTGACGCCGGCCAGCGGGTGCTGATGCGGCGCGGGGCCATCGGACAGATCCGGCGTGGGCGTCTGGCCTTCGTCGCCGAGGTCCGCTCACTCGCGCATGTCCTCGGCCAGACGGTCGGGCGGACGTTCCAGGCGACCTGCGACGCCGCGCTCGGGGACGACCGCTGCGGCGTCGATCTCGAGGACCCGGCCTACAAGGGCGCGGGCGCCGTGATCGACCAGCTGCGGGATCGGGCCTTCACCGCTTCTGGGCTCGGCAGTTTTGATGCGGGCTGGTTCACCTTCGGCACCGTCGAATGGACGAGCGGCGCGAACGCGGGTCGTCGGGCCGAGGTGCTTGGCCACGACGTGACGGACGGCGTGGCGATCCTCACCCTGCTCGAAGCGCCGGTGCGGGGTATCGCCGAGGGCGACGCTTTCATCATCCGCGCCGGCTGCGACAAGCGGATCGAGACCTGCGGGGCGAAATTCGCCAACACCGCCAACTTCCGCGGCTTCCCGCACATCCCCGGCCAGGACACGATCCTGCGCTACGCGACGAAGGACGGTGGCCATGACGGGGGCGTGCTGTGACGCCGGCCGCCCCAGACAGGGTCATCGCCGCAGCGCGCGCGTGGATCGGCACGCCGTATCACGACCAGGCGAGCCTGCGCGGCGTCGGCTGCGACTGCCTCGGGCTGGCCCGTGGCGTCTGGCGCGAGGTCGTCGGCCCCGAGCCATTCCCGATCCCGCCTTACAGCCGCGACTGGGGCGAGACCGGCCCGCGCGAAGTTCTGGCCGAGGGCGCGCGGCGCATGATGACCGAGGTATCGCCCGCCGAGGCCGGTCCCGGCGCGCTGGTCCTCTTCCGCATGAAGCCCCGCGCCATCGCCAAGCATGTCGGGATCCTGACCGGGCCCGACAGCTTCCTGCACGCCTACGAGCGGCTCGGCGTGATCGAGGAACCGCTCACCGTGTCCTGGCGGCGGCGCATCGCCTTCGCCTTCCTGTTTCCGCAACGCTGAGATTCACGCATGGCCACCCTCGTTCTCGGTGCCGCCGGCGCCGCCATTGGCGGTTCGATCGGCGGCGCGATCCTCGGCGTCAGCGCCGCGACCATCGGCGGTTTCATCGGCTCCACCATCGGCTCGGTCGTCGACAGCTGGATCATCTCGTCGCTGGCGCCGACGCAGCGCATCGAGGGCGCGCGGCTCGACACGCTGCGCATTACCTCGGCCACCGAGGGTGCGGTGATCCCGCGGCTCTACGGGCGCATGCGCATGGGCGGCAACATCATCTGGGCAACTGATTTCCGCGAGGAGACGAAGACCACCACGCAGGGCGGCGGCAAGGGCGGCGGGGGCGGCAAGGTCAAGACGACCGAGTATCTCTACTACGCCTCTTTCGCTGTGGCGCTCTGCGAGGGCCCGATCACCGGCATCGGCCGCATCTGGGCGGACGGGAAGCCGATGGACCTCTCCGGCGTCACCTGGCGCTGGTATCCCGGCGACGAGAGCCAGACCGCCGATCCGTTCATTGCCGCGAAGATGGGCGCGGCCAACACGCCCGCCTATCGCGGCACGGCCTATGTGGTGTTCGAGGAACTGGCGCTCTCGACCTACGGCAACCGCCTGCCGCAGCTGTCCTTCGAGGTGTTCCGGCCTCTGGCCGATCCCGACACCGCCGAGGGGCTGACCCGCGCCGTCACCATGATCCCGGCCTCCGGCGAGTTCACCTACGCCACGCAGGCCATCCGCAAGACCGACGGCGGCGCGCAGATCCCTGAGAACCTGAACGCGCTGGCAGACTCCACCGACATGGTGGAGTCGCTCGACCGGCTGCAGGCGATGGCGCCTGCGGTCGAGAGCGTCAGCCTCGTGGTGGCGTGGTTCGGCGACGATCTGCGCGCGGGATCCTGCAAGGTGCGGCCGGGCGTCGAGGTATCGGCCAAATCCACCACCCCAGCCAGCTGGTCGGTCAATGGCGTGACCCGCGCCGATGCCTTCCTCGTCAGCCGCGACGACCAGGACCGCCCCGTCTATGGCGGCACGCCGTCCGACTTCGCGGTGGTGCAGGCGGTCCAGGAGATGAAGGCGCGCGGTCTGCGGGTCACCTTCTACCCGTTCATCCTGATGGACGTGCCGCCCGGCAACAGCCTGCCGAACCCCTATTCCAACAACGCCGCCGAGACCGGCCAGCCCGCCTTCCCGTGGCGCGGTCGGATCACCTGTTCGCCCGCAGCTGGTTTCGCCGGGACCGTCGACAAGACCGTCACGGCAGCAAGCCAGGTCGCAGCCTTCTTCGGCAGCGCCAGCCCGTCCGACTTCGCCGTCTCGGGCGAGACCGTCTCCTGGACCGGCCCGTCCGGCGACTGGGGTCTGCGCCGCATGGTATTGCACTACGCCCATCTTTGCGCGGCGGCGGGCGGGGTCGACGCCTTTCTGATCGGGACCGAGATGCGCGGGTTGACCACGATCCGGTCGGGGACGGCAACCTATCCGGCGGTGCTGGCCTTTCGCGACCTCGCGGCCGACGTGCGGAGCATCCTCGGGGCGGGCACGGCGATCAGCTATGCTGCCGACTGGTCGGAATACTTCGGTCACCAGCCAGGCGACGGCTCGAACGACGTGTTCTTCCATCTCGACCCGCTCTGGGCGGACGGCAACGTCGATTTCGTCGCCATCGACAACTACATGCCGCTCTCCGACTGGCGGGACGGCTTCGAGCACGCCGATGCGGCCGAGGGGTGGCCCGCGATCTACGACCGGGCCTACCTGCAGGAAAACATCGCGGGCGGCGAAGGCTTCGACTGGTTCTATGCCAGCGCGGCAGACCGCTCCGCGCAGGTCCGGACGCCCATCACCGACGGCGCGGCCAGCAAGCCGTGGGTCTTCCGCTACAAGGATCTACTCGCCTGGTGGTCCAACGCGCACTATGACCGCCCGGGCGGTGTGGAGAGCGGCACACCGACCGCATGGGCGCCCGAGTCGAAGCCGATCTGGTTCACCGTGCTCGGCTGTCCCGCCATCGACCGCGGAACGAACCAGCCGAACGTCTTCTTCGACCCGAAGTCCTCCGAGAGCTTTGTGCCTTACTTCTCCCGTGGCTGGCGGGACGACGCAATCCAGCGCGCCTATCTCGAGGCGACGTATCTCTGGTGGGGCGAGGCCGCGAACAACCCGCTGTCCTCGGTCTACGGCGGCCGGATGGTGCACGTCCCCGAATGCGCCGCCTGGACCTGGGACGCGCGGCCCTATCCGTTCTTCCCGGCGCTGACCGACGTCTGGACGGATGGAGCGAACTGGCGACTGGGGCAATGGCTGACGGGGCGGCTCGGCGCGGTGTCGCTGGCGGCGCTGGTCCGCCACCTCTGCCTGCGTGCCGGGCTGGTCGAGTCCCGGATCGACGTCACCGGCCTCTGGGGCGCGGTGGAGGGCTACGCCATCACCGCGCTGGAAAGTCCGCGCGCCTCGATCACCACGCTGTCGCGGCATTTCGGCTTCGATGCTGTGGAGACCGAGGGGGTGATCCGCTTCATCATGCGCGGGCGAGCCTCTGTCGCCACCCTTGCGCCCGACGATCTGGTCGCCGCCCGCGAGGGCGACGTGCTGGAGCTGACCCGCGGCCAGGAGACGGAACTTCCGCAGGCGCTGAAGTGGCAGATCGCCCGCGCCGACGAGGGCTACGACGCGGCCATCGTCGAGGCGCGGCGCATCACCGTCGACACGACGCGGATCGCCTCGGAGTCCTTCCCGATGGCCGTGCCGCCCGAAGAGGCCGAGCGGCGCTGCCGCCGCGCGCTGATGGAGGCGTGGGTGGGCCGCGAGACGGCGGCGTTTCGTCTGCCGCCCTCGCGCCTCGCGCTCGATCCGGCCGATGCGATCCGGCTCGCCCATGACGGGCGGCTGGTGGATCTGCGGCTCGTCTCCATCGCCGACGCCGAGGCGCGTGGCATCGAGACGGTCCGCCAGGACCGGGCGACCTACGATCTGCCGCCCGGCGATCCCCGCGCGGCGTCGCTAACGCGGGCCGTCGTGTTCGGCGCGCCGGATGCGGTGCTGATGGACCTGCCGCAGCTGACCGAGGACCAGCCCGCGCATCGGCCGCTGGTCGCCGCCCACGCCGTGCCCTGGCCGGGCGAGATGGCGGTGTTCCGCAGCCCCTCCACAGATGGCTTCGAGCTGCTGACCACCTTCGGCAGCCGCGCCCGGATCGGGGCGCTGGTCTCGGACTTCTATCCGGGCCCCACCTCGCGCTTCGACCTCGGGAAGGCGCTGGTGGTCGATTTACTGACCGGCACGCTGGAAAGCGTCACGGACCTGACGCTGTTCGGAGGCGCCAACGCGCTTGCCATCGAGAGCGCGCCCGGCGTCTGGGAGATCGTCCAGGCGGGCGCGGCCGAGCTGCTGGCGCCGGGTCGGTATCGCCTGACCCGGCTGTTGCGCGGCCAGCGCGGCACCGAGGGGGCCATGGGCAATCCTACGCCCGCTGGCGCGCGGGTGGTGGTGCTCGACGACAGCCTCGCATCGATGCCGATTGCCGAGGCCGACCTCGGCATCCCGTGGAACTGGCGCATCGGCCCCGCCAGCCGCCCGGTCAGCGACGAGACCTATGTGGCGCAGGTCTTCACGCCCGAGGGCGTCGGGCTTCGTCCGTTCACCGTAGCGCATGTCGAGCAGCCGTGGCGCAGACCGCGCGCACCGGGCGATCTGACCATCCGCTGGACGCGCCGGTCCCGAGCGCTTTCCGCCGACACCTGGGGCGGGCTGGAAGTGCCGCTGGCCGAGGAACTCGAAGCCTACGAGGTCGAGATCCTCGACGGTGCGACCGTGAAGCGGGTGCTGAGCGCGGCCACGACCAGCGCGGTCTACACCGCCGCCCACCAGATCGCCGATTGCGGCGCGCTGCTCGGCCCCGGCGACACGCTCGACATCCGCATCTTCCAGCTCTCCGCCCTCGTCGGGCGGGGGGCGCCCAAGATCGTCACGCTTAGTTTCTGAGGGCCCCATGTCCGACACCACGACCCATCTCCTGCTGCCCTACATCCTCGCGGCGCAGGCCCAGAAGCACGTCACCCACAACGAGGCGCTGCGGATCCTCGACGGCCTCGTCCAGCTTTCCGTCCTCGACCGGGATTTGACGGCGCCGCCCGGGTCTCCCTCGGATGGCGACCGCTACATCGTCGCCTCAGGCGCGACGGGCGACTGGGCAGGCTGGGACCTGAACGTCGCACTCTGGACCGATGGCGCCTGGCTGCGTCTGCCGCCGCGCACCGGTTGGCGGGCGTGGGTCGAGGACGAGGGGCTTCTGCTGGTCTACGGTGGCGCAGGCTGGATCGGGTCCACCCCGGACGTGCTGCAGAACATGGCGCTGCTCGGGCTCGGCACGACGGCGGATGCGTCGAACCCGTTCTCGGCCAAGCTCAACGCCGCGCTCTGGACCGCCAAGACCGTCGCCGAGGGCGGCACCGGCGACCTCTTCTACACCATGAACAAGGAGGCGGCGGGCGACGATCTCGGGCTGACGCTGCAGACCGGCTTCGTGACGAAGGCGCTAGTGGGGCTGTTCGGCTCGGACCGCTTCCGCCTCGCGGTCTCCGCCGACGGCAGCACCTTCTTCGACGGGCTCAGCGTCGACAACGCCACCGGCATCGTGGACCAGCCCCGTCTGCCCCGGTTCAAGGCTTACACCAACTACGACAACTACGTCGGCGTCGGGACCTGGACGAAGATCGGCCTCAACATCACCGACCACAACGACCAAGGGGCTTTCAACGCCGCGAACAACCACTTCGTGGCGCCGGTGGACGGCACCTACCTCTTCGGCGCGACGCTGCTCTACAAGATCAACGCCAGCGCCACGGCGAGGATGCGCGGGCGGCTGGTTCTGAACGGCACGACCGAAATCCGCGGTTCGATGGGGGAAATCTCCGCCACCCACGTCTCGCTCGCCACCGCGATCTGGCTGCAGACCATGGTCCCGCTGACCGCGGGAGATACCGTCGAGCTGCAGGGATATTTCCGGGTCGCCGACGGCTACTTCGCCGCCGATCAGACTTCCTTCTGGGGCTGCAAGATCGGCTGAGCGGTGGAAGGAGGATCTCGATGACACCACCCCGATCCGAGGGCTTCGTGCGCATGCCGGACGCCGAGTTCGAGGCGATCCTGACGCGGGCGGCCGAGGAAGGCGCGAAACGCGCGCTCGCCGATGTTGGTCTCGACGGCGACGAGGCCGCGCTCGACATCCGCGATCTGCGCTCCCTGGTGGATTGCATCCGTCTGGTGCGGCGCACCGCGATGCAGACCGCCGTTCGCATGATCACCACCGGCGTCATGCTGGCGCTGCTCGCGGGCATCGCCATCAAGCTCAAGATCTTCGGCGGCAGCCCGTAGCCGCGCCGCACCCCCATTCATCAGCCCGCAATGGCTCGCCCTTGAGCCCGCCTTATTCATCGAAATCGGGGGTAATGGCTGGCGTGCCCGCGAAAGCTCTGTAGAATCAAGTTGCTACACCAAGTCCGACAGCAGCCCTCGGAGCACGCCATGGGTGAAACGCTACAGCCG